CGCAGGGTTACATCGATCGCGGTTGCGTTCGTGCAGTTCATCTGAAACTTGACGTTTCGTATCGTTGCAACCGTAGCCTGACGCATCGTCACCGCTACCGAGGAACGCTGCGTTCCCAGGCGGGCATTGGTTGGCACACTGGCTATAGGGCTATTGTCATCACCCAGATTCACACCAGCCGCAGAAAATTCCGACAGGTCAAGCGATAGATTGTTCAAACCAGTGAATGTCCCGCCGATAAGGCGTAGATAAACTGACAGCGTCCAGATCTGCCCGCTCGTTGCCGGGACAGATGCGGTGGTATCCAGGATAACCGACAGGAAGTCTCCGGCTGTTGACGTGCCGAAGAACCGCACATCTACATACGGGACGCCGCCTTCTGACCCACTCCCCACAACGGCATTCGACAGCCCCGCTCCGTTACCCATCGCCCAGTTAGTTGGCATGGTCCCAGGTGTCCCCGGAACTGCGCCTTCGGCACGTGGATTGGTGAGGCTGTTGGTGCGCCCCTCTTCGATCAGAAGCCCTAAAGGTGTCGCGCCCGGCGTCGGTCCGTAGTCGAACCGGGGCGTGTTGGCGGTGGCTGTTTGCAACGTTCCAGTGGCGTCGAAGTAGGTCGCGGTTGACGCGCGGGCGAAGGTGATGCGCGGATCAAGCGTCCCTGTCAGAAAGCTCAGGTCCAGCGATGGGCCAGCGCCAATCGGGCCGGGACCGTAGGGCGCATCCCACGCGCCGGCTGGTTGTCCGAGCATCATCGGTCCCGCCCGCCCCTTCCGTAAGGTCGTCAGGCTCGCCGCAGCGCCCGCCAGAATGTCGCGTCGGCGCATTAGTTGAATCCGCAACCGCTGAACGTGTGCGCGCTATCGGATGAGATGACCGAAACCGCCTTGGCCGACGGCGTCAGGGTGTAAGTCTGGCCAGGGATGATGCAGGTTGTGCTGCCCGCCGACGCTGTGCCGCTCGCGGTGCCGAACTCATTGATGCACAGATTGACCGTCGCGTTGGGCGGGTTTTGCAACCAGCCTCCGAGCGTACGGTGCCCGGCGAGCAGCGCGACAACCGCGGTGCCCCCGGTGGTGACCGTTGCCACGTCCAGCGGGACCATCGTGCGCGGCCACGTGGGCGAGCCGTACTGGGCACGGACTTGTACCGGCAGCAGCAGGATGATGATCAGCCACAAAGCTCGCATCAGATTGCCCTCACAGGTAGTCGCTGAAATCAGGCGCCATCGACAACGTAACCTTTTCCCGGTCCTCGTCTGACGCCTCGATCCATACTTCTTGCGCATACGCGTTCAGTGCGACGGCGCGTTCGGCGGTGCCCCATTTCTGGGCCAGGTGCGCCGCGACGCCGGCGGTAAACGCTTCCAGGAAACGATACGGCATGTTGCCGGCGGTCGCCATCGACGGGTCGGCATCGGTGACCTGGCTGAACGCGAAATATCTCAGCGCGTAGACGGTCGTGGTGTCGGGCACCGGCCATACCGTCACCGTCGGGGTGATGGTGCGATCGAACCAATACAGTATCGGGCGTCCCGGTTCCAGCTTGTACGGTAGGGCCGCATAGGTGTCTCGCCCCATCGGCGTGATGATGATGTCGGATGCCGCGACGCCGCCATAGCTGGTCGAGATGTAGGTATCCAGCATGTCAATTACGGTGCCGGGGATCGGATAGGTTGCCACCCCTGGCTGAAGCTCGATGCTGAGTTGACTGACGCGCCACAGGTTGATGCCGCGGTTCGCCCAGCGCGACAGCACGAAATTCATACTGCGGCGCATCGAATTGATGTGCGTGACGGTCAGTTCGCCGGTCTGCTTGCCGACGCGCTCCCAGGCATCCACACCCAATTCGGACAGGGCCGGCGTGAACGGCGTGACTTGCGGCGTTGGCGGCGGCGGAATGACCCCCGATGTGGCGCCCAGGCTGATCGTGTTGCCGAAAGCAATGACCTGGCCGGCGCCGACATTGAAGCCGGCGACCGCGCCCAGCGACAGCGAGACCGGCGCACCCACCGCGGTCGCCTGGCCGGCGCCGACAAAGAACCCCTGGCCGATCGTGAGCCCGATCGGGGTGCCCGCAGCGGTGACGATCCCGGCGCCGACACCAACGATGAACGATCCGGTAACAGCTGTTACCGGGATCAGTTCAGGCTGGAGCCGCCGCGATAGCGGGAGCGGCGGCGGTGGCGCTGGGAATTGGGCCACCGGTCAAGCTCACTTCAATTCGCGAATGACCATCGTCACGTCGTACGTCACGGCGACGACGGACTTGATCTTGACCGCGATGATCCCGTTGACCGGCACCCAGAGCCTGGCGTTCGGCTGCCAGTCCTTTTCATAGCCAGCCAGCGTGTTGAAGTTGAAACGGAACGGCTCGTCGCCGTCGGTGCCTTCGGCGGTGGCGACCACGCCGGTTGCAGCGGTGCTGAGCACGCCGCGGAACGTGCCGGCGCCGCTGCTGGCGTTGCCGGTGGCGTCAAAGATGGTGGTGCCGACGACGCCAGCGGTCACCGTTGCTCCCGCGGTCTTGCGCACCACGCGCACCTGATCCATCAGCGACGTGGTCGAGCCTGACTGCGAAATACTGACGTAGAGCAATTCCGCCGTGTTGGTGGCCGACGCGGTGTATTGGATCGCGGTGACCGGCGTGCCGGCAATGGTGGTGATGCCGCCGGTTGGGGTGCGGATCGACCACGTGGCGAGTTGGTCTTGCATGGTTGTTCCTTACCAGAACTTGATGGGTTGCGGGCGGATCTCCGCGGTGCTGTAGGAAAGCCGCTCCCAGCAGCCGATATCCCAAGCTGCACCCTGCTTGCGCGTGAGCGCGGATATATCATCGCCGGCCGGAATGTCGGCCAGATCGGTGACCGCGGCGTTCAGCAACGCCGAGCTTCCCAGCAGCCGGAAATCCTGCAATGGGTTGACGAAGGTGGCGGCCATTGAGAGGTTGAACAGGTTGTTGCCGCCGTCGATGCCGGCACCGAAATTCGCCTGGTCGGTGGCGCAATGATCCAGCGTGAAGCCAGCATAGCCGCCGCTGCCGCCATACCCGAAGAACGCGCAATTGCGGCAGATGTAGCCGGCGCCCGACGGGTTGAGCAGCGGGGTAGCGGCGCTGGGGCTATTTACCGCAACGAACGTGCAGTTGACGAAGCGCAGAGTGGTGGGGTTTGCGGAGCCGGAAAAGATCGCCCAGAACGTGCCGGCGGCCGGCTGGCGATCGATGAACAGACAGTTGGCGAACAGCACGCTGCCGGCGGCTGACAGGGCGATCATCGTGGCGCCGCCAGGTTGGGAATAACCGTCGAAGATACAGTTGCGGACGACCAGGCTGGTGTTGCCGGTCTGAGTAATCAGTATGGTGCTGCCGCTGGCGGACGTCGGATCGATGAACGTCAGACCGTCGATGACGACGGTCGGATCAGCGATGATCAGGTAATTCACCGCCGCGGCGACCGCCTGCGGTTCGAGGAACGCGGTGGCGGCCGTGGTCGACGTGAGCGGGCGCGACTGGCTCGCCAGATAGGTGCGCAGGCCATCCTGGGGCGCCGCGGTCAGCGTCAGCTGGTTCGTTCCCATGGTGTGACCGATCAGGTTCAGGAACGGTACCGCCGCCGTCGTGGTCTGCGACGCGTCGTTCCAGAACAGCCACATCAAGCTCTGGCTGAACGTCACGGGCAGCGACGCAAACGCGCCGCTGCGATCGGTGAAATCGATGTTGCTCAGAAACGCCCAACGCGCGGTGCCATCGAGGATGTTGCTGCCAGTGCCCATCGGACCGCCGTTGGCCGCGGTGATGCCTCCCAGCACGCATTGATAGGCAACGCCGTTGTTCGAGCGCCGCGCGCCCAGCAACATGGTTGCGCTGCCTGTCCAGGCAGCGATGCCATTATGGATGTTCCAGACGGCGCCGGCCGGGGTGTTCGGCGCGGTGGACAGCGGGTTGGTCGCGGTGCCGCCAACCGGCTTCCAGGTATCGCCGGGCAGCGTCTTGAACTGCCATAGGTTGGTCGCGTGTTCGATCCAGATCTGGTTGCCGACGAAGGCCAGTTCGATGAGGTCGGCGACCTGGAGAATGGAAACGTCGTTCACGCCGTTGACAGCAATGGTCCCGACGCCGGGCGTGGCAGCAATGGTGATCGTCCATACGTTGCCGTTGGCGTCGGTGATCGACCCCGTGGTGGGTCCAGGCCCGGTGACGATGGTGCCGTTCGGCGAGGCGACCGGCGAGCCGCCGAGAGGACTTGCCACAGCGATCCACGCGCCAGGCGTGAGGGTCCGCCACCACTGGCCGTTGTTGTCCTGCCGGTAGATGAGACCGGAAAAGTAGCCCAGCTGGACGGTCGCGGTGGCGGCGGTCGCGTCCGGCACGCCGTTGAACGCGACTTGGCCGCTCGCCTGAATGGTCCACACGTTACCGTTGGCATCGGTGATCGGCGTGTTGATCTTGTTGGTCACGGTGCCGTTCGGCGACGCTGTGGCGAGCGGGTTGTTGCCCAGCGTCCAATTGTTCGGCGCCGTGGTATTGGTCCAGAACCATTGGCTAGAGGTGTTCTCCCGCCAAATCAGGCCAGAGACCCAGGCGATCTCAAGGGTGCCCGGCGTGGATGGGTCGGCGACGCCATTCACCGCGACTTGGCCCGGCACGTTGATCGTCCAGGAGTTGCCGCCGTTGTCGATGATCGGCGTATTGACCTTGGTAACGACAGTCCTGTCCGGCGAAGCCGCCCCGGTCCCGAACGGATTGCTGCCCAGGGTCCAGGAATCGGTCGGCAGCACCTTGAAATACCAGTCGCCTTCGAGGTTGTTTAGCCAGATCGTTCCATTGACCCAGGCCAACTCGATGACATCGAAGGTGGTGGTGTCGGCCACGCCGTTGACGGCGACCTGCGCGCTGATGATCGTCCACACATTGCCGCTGTTATCGGTGATCGAAGCGGCCGGCGGGACGGTGGTGTTGTTCGCTGAAGCGGTGACCGGTGGCGGCCCGGTGCCGATGCCGGCCGTGCCAAAATAGAACAGCTGGCTGTAGATGTTGTACTGGTTGGACCGCGCGACGCCGCCGGTCCAGGCGGTCAGGATGCCGAAGCTAGGCACGCCGCCGGGGTTTTCATCGACCGCCACCACCCACCAGTCTGTGCTGATCCCCTGCTGCGCGCCGGTGAAGACCGGCCCGCCAGCGGTGGTGCCGTTGCAATAGGACACCATCATGTTGGCCCAGGCGGTCGACTCCGCGACCTGCGCCGCGGTGCCGTTGAGGAAAGACCCCATCTCGCCGATGTAGATCGGCGCCTTGTTTTCTTTGACCAAGTAACCCCAGATTGCCGTCATCTGGGTGATTTTCGCCGCGCTGGCGGCGTCGGCGGGATCGCCGCTCGTCTCGGGCGGGTATTCGTGGACGCTGTAGACCACCTTGTTGGGGATGTTGAGCACCACCGGGAACGTCCGCACGATACTCAGATCGCCCGACGCGCCGGTCCAGTTTGTGCCGTTACCGTAGTCGATGCCATCAGGCGCGACGCCGGTGAAATAGGTGCCGCTGTAGTGCTGGATGCCCTCGCAGATGATCAGCCTCTTCGGATCGATCGCCAGGATGGCATTGCCGACGCGCTGATACATCGCGCGGATATCCTGGTTGGAGCCATCGCCCCAGGTTGATCCATCCGAACCGTTGGGGCCGGTGTTGGGCTCGTTGCGCAGGTCGTAGCCGATGATCGCCGAGGAAGCGCTGTATCGCGTGGCGATCGACTGCCACATGGCGAGAAACCCCGCGTCGGTGACGTGGCCGACATTGCCGCCGGCGTCCGTGCCATCCGACGCGCCGCCTACGTCATACCAGAGCCCGTTGGGCTGGTTGGCACCGAAGTTTTTGTCGTTCGAGCCTTCGTTGTTGTGGCTATCGATGATCACCTTCATGCCGATCTGGCCGCAATAGGTGATGATCGCGTCATGCACCTGCATACAGCTGAAGCCGGCCAGATCCGGATTGAGGCTGGTGTTGATCAAGCCGGCCGCGGGCATGTCGTTGGCGATGACCATCATGTCGCAGAAGGTCAGCCGGATGCAGTTGAAACCGATCCTGAACACCTGCGTCAGCAAGTTCTTGTAGTTGGCCTGGTCCAGCCCCTCCGGGACGCCGTTGCGGGCGTTACTACCAGACCATCCGATACACGCCAGGCGGATCGGATTGCCGTTGTTGTCAGTGATCTGGTTGCCCGACGTGAAGTACTGCGGGAATACTGGCAGGGGTTGCGGTGTCGCCATGCGGCGGCTCTACGGGTTATGAATGAGCGTGAAGACCGTGTTGGCGGAAGATGGCGTCGACGCGTTGTTCCAGTTCACCTGGAAGGTCGAGGCGGTGGCGCTGGCGTTGCCGCCGCCAGTGAGATCCACGAAGCACAGCAGCCGATCGGTCGGCGCGAGGGTTATGGAACCACGCCGCACGATCGCCGCGTAACGCGCGCTGAACGTGGCCCCGGTCCAGACCGCGGACTGCGCGGCGAAGGTGCTGGTGGCGCCGTTGCGGGTCCAGGTGATGCCGGTCAGTCCCGTGCCGCCGGTGCTATAGCCGCCGCCGGCGACCACTTCGTTGGCCGAGGCGTCCGAATACAGCGCGTCGGTGTTCGGCGATGGCGTGTACGCGGTGGTCAGCAGGATGACCTGAAAGTTGTCCGTCCCGAGCGTAAAGCCGGCGCTGCCGAGCGACAGCACCCCGGCGCTGTAAAGCGTGACGTTTCCTGCTGCCATAGCGCGGTCCTATCACTCACCCTCATGGCCGGAACTGGACGAACCGGCCCGTTCGGACATGTTCCGCGCCGAACTGAACGGCGCCGAGGTGCGGCCACCGCGGGCGCGACGATCGGCACGCGGCATCGCGCCCTCGCCTTCGACCTTGCCACCTTCCCTCTTCTTGGTTCGGCCGCCGCGCTTGCGCTCTTCCGAGTCTTCTTCCTCCTTGGTTTCCACGTCGGTTTTCGCCTTCATAGCGCCACCGCGGGCGAAGCCGCCGGACGATGTCTTCTTGGCTTCTTCCTTCACGCTGGCCCGAATTTTCGCTGCCATTGACTTGCTCCTGTTAACCGCTTCGCAATTACAGCCTAAGCGGTGGGGTATGTCCCCCAGACCGACCGCGGATTCTTGTGGGCCAGCCCGTATCTTTCATAGCCCATCACCAACAAGTTGCCGGTGGTGGGATCGACCTGCATATCCATCTCGAACGAAACGCGCTCGTAGTAAGCGAGCCCCCTCACGTTGGTCAGGATGAACCACGCGAACGACGACGTCAGAAATTCGTTTACAATATAACCATCCGGCAACGCACCGGTGGTGTAGATCGCGGACACGTCGTTGTTGTTGGTCCCGACACGCAGTTCGGTCTTGGTCAGCCGTTCGGCCGCCCATTGCAGCGCGATGGGAACCACCATCTTGCGCCCGCGCGTCATGCTGATCAGCCCGGCCTGGTCGGGATAGACGCGGATCTGGTTCAAAGCCGTTTCAAGCGCGGCTTCGTTCAGATCCAGATCCGTGGTCGGCCGGTTCGCGTATGTGCCGTTGTCGATCGGGTGGTTCACGGCAAACAGCGCCACACCGTCGCCGCCGACCAGCGGGTTGAACGTGGTGCCCATATTGATGATGTTGGCGGCAAAGATCTCTTTGGTCTGGGCGAAACTTTCCAGCAGGCCCATGCTCTGCGGGTTGAAGCTCTCCTTGTAGAGATTGTCGTCCAGCGCCTCGCGGGTGATCGCAAAGCCGAGCCCGACGCTGCGGTGTTCGATATTGTAGACGAACCGTTCGCCCGGCGAGTTGTCGAACATGGTCGCGCCGCCTTCGGATTTCAGCTGCGCGAGGCCCGTGTAGCGCATTTCAGCAACGCGCTCGATCGCCATTTTCGACGTTGCGGTGTCGAAAATCTGGTTATACCGCTTGGGCAAATCGGGATACTTGCCGGTGATCTCTGCCAGACCTGGCAGCAGAAGATCGCGGAGTTGGGCTCTGTTGATTGCCATGGCCGCGCTCCTATGCCTGGCCGACCCTGGTCGACATATCGTCGGTATTCATGACGACTTCGAGCCAGTTATTGTCGTTGGTCGCGATGTACGCGGCGTTGATTGCAGGCGTAACCAGACCGCCGGTCAGACCAATGATGCCGACGATACGGAAGGGGAGTGTTGCGGTGTTAGCGGCGGTGCTGCCGGCCAGCGAGCAGGTGCTGATACCGCTCAGGTTGGTGGCGGTACCCGACGTGCCCGCGGTGATATCGATGTTCATGCCGATATTCGCGGTGGTCAGCGCGGTGCCGATCTGCTGGCACTGGAACGTCATGTTCGGATCTTGGTCGACCATCGCGAAGACCGTCGTAGTCGCCGCCAGCGGGGGCGCTCGCCAGGCTGGGTAATATTCCGTTTTCAACGTTCCGGGGTCGAGATACCGGCACCCGCGGAAGATCCCGTGAATGGTGGTGCCGGCGGCAGCGTACAGCCGGATCGTGCCATCGGTGGCACGGAACACCGGATCGCCGAAATTGATCCTGGTGGCGTAGTTGTAGGCGATGATTTCTTCCCGTGCCCCAAAGTTGGGCACCGCACCGTCGTAACGACGGAGGGTCTGAAAACCCGATGGGGCGGCGACATTCGCTGCCATTAGCATCACTCCGCGAGAAATGCGGCTGATCCCAACGGACGTGTCGGTACAGACCTGGGGTTTTGAGCCAACGGGCTCCGTTCGGCGCGACGGCGCGGAACGCGGGGCGGGCAACGGCCCTGGTAGCAGCCGCCGCGACGTGCGGCAGCGGTAGGGGGTTAGGCGGACTTCGCGCTAAAGCAGCGAACGTCGTCCTTAAGTTACGACATTCGACCGGTTCTGGGCAACCGTATTGCTTCCCACCTCTTGCGGGGAGCCTGACTTGCCGTTAGCGGAGAGTTCCCGCGCACGACGCGGGGATGATCCGCAGCGAACGTCAGCCGCTACGTTACGACGGTCGAGCCCGCCTTGCGCGGGGATGAACTTTGGGGGGGGGCGCCGCCCCCCCCAAAAGGACTCAGTCGGCCTGCCACGGATCGACGCAAGCGTGTTGCTTTCCACCGCTTCTTGGCGAAGTACGCGCGCAGTTCTTCCCGATGCCATCCGACCGTCCAGGCCAGGATCGGCGCGGCGTCGACGCAGAGATCCCCTGTCATCACCAGACCGGCGACGAAATGCGGTGCGACGACGCGGATTAGCTCTTCGGGTAGGGGTTCAGGCGGGTCTGTCACGCCCCTTGGATAGCAACCTTCTTGCTACCGCGGCTTGTCGTCGCCTCATGGCCTCTGCCAGCGCAGCCAGAGCTTCCCGTTGTGCCCTTGTGGATAACTCGCTGACCGGCTCGCTCTTAGAAAAAGAAAGAGAATCAGTTGGTAGCTCAGATTGAGCGTCGCAGCGAGGCGCTGAAATTTCCGGGGTTTCCCCTAACGTCAACATGTAGGCGTTCGAGGTCTGTTCCGTTCGCCAGCCTTCGCGCACCAGGCGCTTCGTCCACCACACCATGCCGCACGCCTTCAGCGCCTTCAGCGCCCGCTTCACGGTGGCGATGCTCTTGCCGCAGTCGTCGGCCAGGGTCGCGTGGGATGGATCGCATCGGCCATCGACGCCCAGCCGCTTGAAGAGCGCCCTGCTGACTTTCTGCCCCGCATCGGTGATCCGGCCCGCGAGGTTATGGATCTGAAGGCGGACCTGCCAGATCACGCCGGTTTCGTAATCGAGCGGCACGCGCGGGCCTTCGCCGAACACGCTGTCTTTGTGCCATCGCCGCCGCAAATCTTGCCCATCGGCAAAATTACTCACACCAAGTTTAATGTTACGGTCAGCCGTTCGACACGTGCCGTAACCCTGTGTTTTCGCGCGCAATATCTCTCTCCGGGGTGACCCGGCGAGGCGGTCAGCAGCAGACACAGCTCCCCATTGCAAGAAAGGGGTCTTGCAAAAAAGTCCGACACCTGAGAGAGAGGGGGCGCCCGCAAAGCGCCCTTCTCTCTCAGATCCTGTATCTGGTTGCGCAACCGCCCCTCACCGGGCGGTTTCGTTGCTTTTAGGGCTGTTCGATCTCGGTTCTCTTCGTGAACAAGCCAGCAGCCATAACAAAGTTACGGTAGGACCGCCAGATCCTCAGTCCGGCACTGCCTGCGATTCGGGCGGCGCGTCGTAGCTCGTCTTGATGCCTTTCCCGGCCGCGCGCTTGCCTTCCAGCCCGAGTCGCTGCACCTGGGCGGCGATCTGGTGTTTGGCGGCAAAATTGTCCAATTCGCGCGCTTCTTCGGTAATTTCGATCGGTCGTTCCATCAGCATCAGGCCGCCGCGGCTGATTTCTGACCCCGCGACGGCGCGCCGGCCGGACAATTCAGGATGCCGATCGGCGGGCACCGGCGCCCAACCGTTCTGTTCCAGGTTGACTAAATTTTCCGTGTCCTCCTGCCCGAAGACGCTCTTGCGCTTCCATTCGTAGTGCATCCCGACCGGGATCAGGCTGCGGTCAAATTCAAATCGGTTGCTCCCGGTCCTTAGCACCAAGCGCTGTGGTACGCGCTGGTCGCTGCGCTGCATGGGGCGGTTGCTACCGTTGGCCATAATTTCCCTCTTGCTTAAAGCGGTTCTCGGCCGCCAGAAATTCAAACAGGTTGATCAGCTTGGCCAGCGCCCGTTCTCGCGCCAGTTTCTCGCCGATCAGTCGGTTGTAGGCGCGGGGGTCAGCACAACCCGACTCGGCCCGCACGCTGAAGCCGTTATCCAGGGTCACTTTGCAGACCGTCACCGTGCTGTTGCTGCGGATGTAATCGACGTGGGCGATTCGCGGCTCAACGTCGGCCGCGGACAGCGACTCCGACCGGTGGGAAAGGGTGGTTCCCATGGCTAGCCACGTCCCTGGGCCTTAAGCTGCCCGCGGCGCACAGCGTAAATCTCATACCGCGATGGCACCCACTGACCGTTTTTGTCGGCGTAGCCGGTCTCGGGACGGTCCCCCAGCGTGATGTCGGCTGCCTCGCGTTCCTCGGCGGTCAGCTTGATCGCCTGCTGCCTGGTCGGGCTCGCCGGCGTTCGCCTGGTCACCGGCACGTCGGTGGACGGTGCCCGCTGCCGGGGCGGCGGCTCTTCGTCCTCCTTTCCCGCGGCGGCCTTCCTACCGTGCACCGTCTGGTCGATGATCTCGAAATACTCGGGGCTGTCCACGTCGACGCCTTCAGCGACCGCCAGCTGGTGCCCGGCATAGGTCTTCGCCCTGAGCTTCGGATCGGTCATGAACTCCGGGTTGTCGCGTATCCAGCGCCGCTGTGCCGGGCTGTACTGGGCGAGGTCGACGCCATCGCTGGCCGGCTGCTGCCGCGTCTGCTGCGCGGTGCGGGCTTTCTCGGCCGCCAGCCAGGTCTTGTACTGCTCGTCGCTGACCTGCTTGGCACGCAGCTTGCCCATCCGATCCTGGATCTCGGCCGCGTCGTCAAAGCGGCCTTCCGCCATCGCGGCGGACATTGCCGCTCGCATCCCCAGCACCTGCGCGTCGGCCGCTTCGATCCGTTCGGCGACCGCGGCTTCCTCGGCGTCGAACCGCGCGGTGGTGGCGTTGCTGACCTGGGCTTCGGCGCGGCTGCGGCTGGCGCGTTCCTGTTCCAGCTGCGCCCGCAACGCGCCTTTCTCTTTCTCGTGCTTGGCCAGCATGGCCCGCACGTCGTTGTCGCTGATTTCCTCGCCGTTGACCCGGCCCTCAACCTGGCCGTCATCGATAGCGTCAGACATTGGGAGACTCCCCCAGCGCCCGACGCAGCAAATCGCTGCGCCAGCGCGTGATGTGGTCGCGTGATTCGATAGCCAGTCCGGTGGCGATCATGCGGCGCGCTGCTGCCTGCATATCCGGATCGTCACCCAAGACTTGGCGCAGGCTGACAACCGCCGGCGCGCTCCTGCCCACGGTCAACACCGTCTCTCGTGCGCAGGCCGCGACGTGCTCTTCGAGCGTCACAGGATCATGTCCGGCCGGTCGATGATCAGATGCACGTCGACATCTTCGACAGAGCGGCAGCGGCGCGTGCCGATCTCCAGCCCGAACGTATCGCCGACGCTGAACACCACCCAATCGCCGACTTCGGGCTTTATTGCGCCGAAACGGTGCGTGGCGTCGTCTTCAAAGGCGATCGGTCCCAAAGCCAGCACCAGGCCCACCT